CGCTCGGCGGTGCGCTCGGCGGTGCGCTCGGCGGTGGACTCGGCGGTGTACTCGGCGGTGGACTCGGCGGTGCGCTCGGCGGTGGGCTCGGCGGTGTACTCGGCGGTGCGCTCGGCGGTGGGCTCGGCGGTGGACTCGGCGGTGTACTCGGCGGTGGACTCGGCGGTGGGCTCGGCGGTGTACTCGGCGGTGGGCTCGGCGGTGGGCTCGGATCCTAAATACCGGATCTCCGATGCGCTGCGAAACGCGATGGGTGAGGCGGGCCGCGCGTTTTTCTGGGGCCAGTGGGCCTCAGGATATTCTGCCTGGACGGATTATTTCAACGAAGTACTCGGGATCTCGATTGACCGTAACTTCCTAGATCTCACCGAATCTTGCGGCTTTTTCTGGACTTTAGATTATGTGTGCTTCGCCTCCGAGCGCCCCATCACCTTAAATCTTGACGATCGCGGAAGGCTTCATAGCCCCGCTGGGCAATCGATCGGCTATTCCTCCGGCTGGGGTTTCTGGCACTGGCACGGCGTCGGCGTGTCCCAAGATGTCATCGAGCGCCCGGAGCAGATCACCGTGCGCGACATCAAAGATCAAGCGAACGCAGAGGTGAGGCGCGTGATGATCGAGCGTTACGGCGTTGCGCGCTACCTCAAAGATGCAGGTGCTCGCACGGTGCACGAGCTCCCCGAGGATCACCCTGTGAAGGGCCTGCGCTCGGCGAGGCTGCTCTCGATAGGCGTTCCTGGCGATGAGACTATTGTCATCGTCGATTTACTGAACTCGACCCCGGAGCCCGATGGCACCACGAAGCGCTACCAACTGCGCGTGGACCCTAACGCCTACGATGGCATGGCCTCTCGCGATTGCCATGCCGCCGCAGCTTCCACCTGGCGCTTAGCCGATGGCTCACTCGCCTTCAAGCGCTATCAAGATTACGCCCCTGCGTTCGAGTCATGAGCGCCGTTCTCGACATCGAATCGATCGAGTGGGTCTCCGTCACAGATGCAGTCCCGGACTCAGCGGTCATCGCTGAGGCGTTGGTTAGAGCGAACGTCGTCGAGCAGGCTGCCACGGAGGTTGCGTGATCAAGATTTCCACGGAGGTGCAAGCATGTTAATCCTCACCCGCTGCGCCGGCGAAACCCTGATGATCGGCGAGAACATCACCGTGACCGTGTGCGCCATCAATGGCAATCAGGTCAAGCTCGGCATCGCGGCGCCAAAGGACGTGCCGATCTTGCGCGAGGAGCTGGTGCCGCACCAGGGCTGGGCAGAGGGCGGCCCGTTCATTTTTGGTAAGCGCGGCTGAGCTCCGCGAAAACAGGCGACCAAATGAAAAAGTACCAATTTACGGGCCACCTGTCGCCGCTGCCGCCTGGCATCCGGCTCGGCCTACAGATCTCTGGCGAGGTTTATTTGGTCGGTGAGGTCGAGGGCGAATTGAAGTCGCGAGACGCCGCGCACGCAAAGCAAGTCGCCGAACTGAACGAACGTATTCGCAAGCTGACGACTAGGACAATGCGCTTCAGGCAGCGCAAGGTGACCGCCCGTACTTCAGAGGCGAAATTGGGTGGCTAAATACGCCGAAGGCACCAAAGTCCCCGCCGATCAATCGCGCTCCGAGATCGAAAAGACGCTCGCTCGTTTTGGCGCCGATCAGTTCGGCTATGGCACCAAGGAAGGTTCGGCGGTGATCGTGTTCCGTGCCCACGGTCGCCATGTCCGCTTCATGCTGCCGCTGCCGACGCCCAAGGATCGCTTCAATTCCATCGAGGCTCGCGAGAAGGAGATCCGCCGACGCTGGCGCTCCATGGCGATGTGCATCAAAGCCAAGCTCGAATCGGTCGCCACCAACATCGAGACCTTCGAGGAATCCTTTATGGCCCACGTGGTGCTGCCCAATGGGATGACGCTCGCCGAGCACGCAAAGCCTTTGATCGAGCAAGCCTACGCGGACGGCAAGATGCCGCCGCTGCTGTCGTTTGGAGGGTGAAGTGCGGTATCGAAAGAAACCCGTAGAGATTGACGCAATTCGCTGGGAGGGCGGCGACTATAAGTGCCTTGAGCAGTTCTGCGGCTTCAACTGGGGGCGCGCTGACGCCAAGGATGTCGAGGGGCCGCGTGACAAAGAAGGCGTGGTTGTCTGGAACATCAAGGAAGATCAGTGGCTCAATCTGCCGGTCGGGCATTGGCTGATCCGCGGGATCGCGGGAGAACTGTATCCATGCGCGCCTGACGTGTTCGACGCAAGCTACGAAGCCGTGACACAAGCGCAAAGACCAGGTGTCGCAAATGCCGATTGAATACACGCTCGATACGCTTCACCGCACTATCGATTCGCTTATCAAGGAGCGTGACGCGCTCGCCGCCGAGCTGGCGCAGTTCAAAGACGAAGCGCTCGAATGGGAGAAGGCGCACATTCTGGCGGAATCTCGCGTCAAGGCACTGGAAGCGGCGCTGCGTGAGATTGCTTGCGGGTTGATGCCAGTCGATTCGGCCGCCGATCATCACAACAGATACGAGCTATGCGCTGGTAGGCTGTGCAAGATCGCTCGAGATGTGCTGCGTTCAACGGAAACGGCCTGTGATGATTCGATTCAGGCGCCCACTCACCCACGACTGGGCGGCTGGGCGCCTATGCCGCGTCTTGAACTGCATGAACAAGTGCGCACCGTACAGCGTTACTTGTGCAGAACATTCCACGAATGACCGGGGAACGAAGCCATGAAAGCGCTGACGATAGCCCAGCCGTACGCCGACATGATCATGCGCGGCGTCAAGGTCATCGAGAACCGATCATGGCCGACGAAATATCGCGGGTTGATGTACATCCATGCGGGTAAGAGCCGGTCTTGGTTGACCGATGCGCGCGTCGTCGGCATGTCCTTCGGCGCCGTCGTGGCCATCGCCGAGCTCTACGATTGCGTGCCGGTGGGAAAGCTCCCACCGACGCTCCGCGACAATGAACACGCCAATGGGCCGTGGTGCTGGCTGCTGCGCAACGTATCTCCGATCGGACCGTGGCCGTACCGCGGCGCGCAAGGCCTGTTCGATATCAATGACCTGGACGACGTGGCAAATCGGGAATTGGGCATTCCCTCTACATCCATGGTGAAGCCATGAGGCAATGGATCTTACCCCTACTGGCACTCGCTCTCGTAATAGGCGTCTGGACCTATATCTGGCACCGCGCCCATGTGTGCGAGGCCTCTGGTGGGGTCTACTATCGCCATTGGTACGGCGGATCGTTCAAATGTGTTCCTGCTAATCCAGGGGCAGCCAAATGAGCGTATCAGGCGGAATCGTCGATGACTTCCAGGCGCTGAAGCGCAAGTACATGAAGCTTGAGCAGTGCTCTGTCGCAGGCCCCGTGATGCAGTGTCATCTCGAGGGCTGCCAGTGGCGGGACAAGGATGCCACGATCAAGCGGCTTACCGCGAAGTGCGAGCGCCTGGAAAAGACCATCAAAGACATGCGCAGCGCAGTGCTGGCTGTTTCTGAAACACCAGGAGAGCCGAAGTGAACCCCGTAACCGAGCAATGCATCGAATGCGCCTGGCGCTTCATATATCGCCCGAGCGGGCACTGCTTCATGTTCAAAGACGCACCGACCGAGCTTTGCATGCAGCGCAAGCCCAATCTCGCGCGGCCAGTCGAACCGTTCACTGCCGACACAGGAGGAAAGCCGTGAGCGCGCAGCCTGATACCTACCCAACGCCGGAGCACGGCTGGACCTGCTTTCATTGCGGCGAGCATTTTCCGGGAACGATGGCCGGGGGGCAGGACGCGCGGCGACACTTCGGCGCCAGCATTCATGACGAACCCAAGTGCCAGATCAGCGCCCGGCGTCTGCGCGATATGGAGGGCCAATTGCGCCGGTATCGAGAAGAAGACACGGACCTGCATCGCGAGATCGCGAGGCTGCAATCGGATCACGCGATCGCCCTTCGGCGCGAGGAAGAGAAGGGCTATGCGCGTGGGTTGAGGGACGCTGGATACACTGGCGACACAGGAACTGAGCCATGAACCAGCCATACGCAGACGCTTTGGCGTTGCTCAAGGTTCGAGATCGACGTATCCGCGAACTTGAGAAGGTGCGCGATAAGCGAATCCGCGCGCTTAAATCCGCGCTTCGTCATGTTCGTGCGTCGGCACAAAGCCGCGACGTTGGCGTGGTCATTAGCTATGCGGCATTCGAGAGAGTGCGCGACGTGCTGACACAGTCTGCTGCCACGGTGAAGCCGTGAGTGAGCATTTCAACAGGCTGACTCCGGCCGAAGCTGAGCGTCTAGCGCTCCTGGCCGAGGAATGCGGAGAGTGCGTCCAGGCAATCGGCAAGATATTGCGGCATGGGTACGAATCGTTTAATCCTTATGATGATCCGCACAATTGCCCAAGCAATCGCCAGCGCCTAGAGCGCGAAATGGGCGACGTGCGTGCCGCCATGATTATGCTGTGCGAGGCCGGGGATACCAGCAAGGCGCAGGTACATAGAAACGCCGACGACAAGCTGCGCCGCGTCCGCAAGTACCTGCACCATCAGCCCGATGCCGACGCGGAGCCGCCCGCGTGAAGCGCCTCCTCTGCTGGTGGCGCGGCCATCTCATCAAAGCGACGATCGATGTCGCCTCGGCCGAAGTGCGCTTCGTCTTCCACTGCGAGCGGTGCGGGCGGATCTTGCCGGGGCCGGAAGTGCAGCCTCCCAAACCGTGGCCGCGTCCGTGATCGGGGATGCCGACTACCTCAAGGCCTTGAGCGGCGCCAAACAGAAGGGCTCCGTCCGGGCCTGGTGCCACAAAAACGGCATCAAGACGTTCAATAATGCCCAGGGCTGGCCGGTCACGACCGCCGCGGCGCTGGACCGTGCCCTCACCCCTGGCATAGAGTCAGGCCCCGACTGGAGCGCATTCGATGATAAAAAAGCTGCGGCCGCCCAAGGTGCACGTAAAGTTCGGAAGGTACTACCACGTCGAGAAAAACAAGTGGACGGCCCTCAGCCGGGTCGATGAGGGCCTTCGGGAGCTGTATCGGCGGCTCGCCACCTTAAGCGGATCCCCGCCCGGGTGCCTCCTCGAGATCTTCGTCCACTACGCCGAAACCGCGATGTTGAAGCTCGCACCCTCGACCCGGGAGCAATACAGCTATTTTTTCTTCGGCACCCCCGGGAAGGAGGGGATCCTCAATACGACTTTCGGCCACCTGATGCCCGCCCAGGTCGAGCCGACCCACATCGCCCAGTTCCTGCAGAACAGCGAGGATACCGGCGGCGCCGTCTCGGGCAACCGCGCCAAGGCCGCCCTCTCATCGGTGTTCGAGCATGCGATGCGCAAGGGCTGGGCCAAGGTCAATCCCTGCCGCGGCGTGCGCCGCAACAAGGAACGGGCGAGCAAGGTGCGGATCGAGCGGGCCAGCCTGGTGAGCACCCTCGACCGGGCGCCAGGGCACTTTGCGCTGGTGATGCAGTTCGCCTACATCAGCGGGGTGCGCGAGATCGACATCATCCTCATGGAGGTGTCGGCCGTCACGCCCGATGGGCTCAAGTTCACCGAGAGCAAGACGAAAAAGCCGGTGACGATCGAATGGACGCCGACGCTGCGCGAGCTCGTCCGGGAGATCCTGGAGGCCAGGCACGCGACGATGACGCGGCAGTACGTCAACAAGTACCGAAAGCCGCGGGTGCTGCCGGTACATAACCGGCTGTTTACCAACCGATTCGGGAAGCCCCTGACCATGTGGGGGATCACTTCGAACATGCGCCGGCTCGAGACGGACGGTTGGAGCTTCCGGGCGATCCGGCCGAAGGCGCGGGACGACGGCGGCAATCGCAACGTGATCGGCCATACCGGGCAGATGCTCGAGGTCTATACGCGGGAGCGCAAGCTCGTGCCGGTGCGATGAACAAACCAGGAGGGATGGAAATGAAGCGAGCAGCGACCAAGGACCACATCTACAAAAATCATCGCGTCCAGTTCCGTGGTGGATGGTGGAAGGTATGGGATCGAAACAGGCGCCACATTGAGTGCGCATTCAGATCTAGGAACAAAGCGCACGGGGAAATAAATTGGATGATTGAGCGCGCGGCGGCTGTGGCCGGGAGCCCAAGTGCCGCTAGTTCTTAGATGTTTGCCGATTTCTTAGATGGAAGTGGAATGGAGTTGGAGCTAAGTCATTGAAATTGGTGGGCCGTGTAGGGATCGAACCTACGACCAATTGATTAAGAGGGAGCTTTCCCAATTCATAAGCAGTTGATTTACAAGGTTCCACGTGGAGCGCGCCTCTAAGCGTCTTCGGGAACGATGCGCGGTTTACGGGGTTTTTCCATACCCACTTAGATGCTACTCCGGCTTCGTGAGCTGCCCCGTCAGCCGATTCCACGTCCTGAATACACCCGTCTTGGTCATGTCGCTGGTATCGATCTCCTCGACCAAAATACCCGGCTCAGACTTCGGTTGAGGCTTGACCTCGATCGGCGGCTGATACGGCGGGATGGCCGGAGCGGCTGGCTTGCGACGAAACCAACTCACGGCGCGAGGGCGATCATCGGGTTCATTTGGGCGGCGTCTGCGGAACAGGCGTGGATGTAGTCGTCAAGAGCTCGTTCAACTTCGCTAGGGCCGATGGCGATCGGGGCGGATGCTTGAGCTCGGCCGGCCACGGCTGCGGCTTCAGGCACGGGACAGCCACCTCCCGCGGCGGCGACGATGAGCACGCGGTGAGCAGTGCCAACGCTGGCAGGATCCGGAATATCTTTGGTCGCGTCATAGGCGTCAATTACCCCTTGCATGTGAGCGTGGTCAGCGGCGGCCTGCCGGGCGTTCTCGTCCATGGCGTTGACGACCGCCTGCAGCTGCGCCGTGTGGTCGGCCTCTAATGCGGTTTTAGACGAGAGCGCCCCGATGTGATACCCGGTCGCAAAGAGCGCCGCGACCATCGCGACGATGGCGCCCAACTTCAGGTAGAGCAGCGGCGTCACTTCGGCAGTCCCAGCGCGAGCACCTGCGCGCGCAAGTCATCGAGTTCGCGGATGATCCAGACAATGCGATCGCTCAGCGTCGCCTGGTGCCCCAGCAGGTCATGGACACCATAAGCCATGTGGTTACGCGCGGCATCGATGCGATCGGCGAGCGCCTTGACATCGAGCGCGTGGTTCCGCAGCTCCTCGGCGGCCTTGAGGGCGGCAAAAATCTCATCGTCGCGGTTGGTCAAGTCGTTAACCCCTTCCAGGCCAGCTTCACCACAACTTCAATCCCCCAGAGGAACAAAGCGCCGAGGCTCAGGACGAGCCCGCGAGTCGCGATCTTCATCCAGTTAAACGCCGTCTTCTGGACCTTCTTATCCAGTATCCGATAAACGCCGGACTCCGTTTGCCATTTCACCTTTTCCTGCTCGAGCGCCACGACGCGATTTAAAAGAAGCGCATGGGCCGCCTCCAGTTCGCTGATCGGCTGGGTGATTTGCTCGATGGCGAGGTCGGTGTGCCCATCTTCGATCAGGGCGGTGCGAATCTTCTGCGTGATCGAATAGTCGGTTACGGGCGTGATGGCCCGATAGCGGCCTTTCACGCCGACGGGCTCTGCTGCACGATGACCTGCGGGCGAACCGCAGCATCCCAATCACGCCCGCCTGCGATATATATCTTGAACATCCAGCCGAACCCGCCGTATGCGGTGGTGAGCAGGAGCGAGGCGAAAGCGGTCAGTTGGGTGGTGCGCTCGGCGGCAGTGATCTCGAAAAACTTGATCGCAAAATACATCGTGAGCCAGAGCAAAAATCCCAGATAGAGCAACACGATGAGGCGAGGAAAGACGCGCCACGAATCGAATACCTCCGCCCCGTCGAGCCCGGCCTGCTTGTTCACGCGGGCCGCTCCACGAACTGCGCGATGCGATTCGCCCAGCCCAAGGCGTTATCCGCCTGCAGGTGGGCGCCCTGGCTTCGAACCCGGATGAGCTGCGGATCGTGCGAGATCAGCGCCCCGTAGAGCCGGATCCGCGCCGCGCAGATCGCGGCATAAAGCGGGGCAGCGAGCGCCGCATTGACGGCTGCGAGGGTCACGGGGCCCAAATGACCATCCGGTGTCACCTGCGCCGCCCGCTGCAACATTTTCACCGCGTCCTCGGGGTCGTGCTGGACGCCAGCATCGACCAGCAGCGCGCGCAGTGCATCGTTTTCGATGTTTAAGAATCCCGGCGCCTCCACGTAGCGCTTCTGGTAGATCTCGAGCGCCTCGGCCTCCGTGAGCGCTGCAACGTCGGTTGCGGTCACCGGAGCGCCGCGATAGTCCGTGAGCGTCGCCAAGTCGATGCCGTACTTCGTAGGCCCGCCGCGATCCGAAGCGCGATCACTGTAGGCGCTGCCCTCGGCGATGAGGATCGCGTGCAAAATAGCGACGGTGTCCATCTTCAAACTCGAATCACTTCGGTGGGGATCTGCATTCGAACCAGTTTCGCGCGCAATCTGATCCTGCGTCGTGGATGCGCGTCGAATTTTTCGGACCCGGGATCGTGAACTGGTATGCCCCGTCAGGCGGCAAGGGATTCTTATGAGGCAACGCGATGACGATCCGCACGGCGGTTATTCGCCACATTTGCGCAATTGGCTACTATTAATCGCTCTCGCGACGTTCATCATCGTCGCGGCGTTCGTAATCTTCTAGCCCGTGCGGCGGAACCAATCGACGATGCCCACGCCGCCGGAAACATTATTGTTGAACAACACTCCGACATGACTCACCGAGCCGATAAAGGTTGCTAAAGCCACCGTTCCTATCTGCTGATAACTGCCAGCCACACCGGTCATCGAGGCTTTGAATTTGAGGTTGGTTCCATCATTCTCAATCTCCATGTGAATCCATTGCGTCGTATTCACCGTGCCGATCGGGAATGCCGTGCTGTTGAACAACGTGGCATTGAACGTCGTGGGATTATCGAAGGCATAGCAGGCAAAAGGACCATTTGCCGTATCCAGCAGATAGCAGTAAAGCTTGCCGCTGGAACTGTTGCGAACGAGCAGACCTATGCCGGTTCCCGATCCTGCTGTTGATGCAGATAACGATGCCTTGCATCCGACCGTATAGGGCGTGGCGGGCGCCGCTTTTGTAATCGCATGAATTAGACCGTCGGTCGTGCCCGTAAGAATTAACGATCCGTCGGCGAGTGTGGCGGTTACCGACCCCTGATTGAGCCACGTCCAAGCGGCATCGAGCGACAGCGTTTCAAATTCATCGTTCAGGGCATCGGGGGAACTGGGGTGGGTATCCGGAGTAACGTTTGCGCTATTTCCGCCACTGGTCGGATCAATATAAACCTCGGCAACTCCACCACCTAAATCACTGACGAGCGCGCCGGAGCTGAAATTAATTTCCGTGATACCAACGACCGTGTGCGTGCCGTCCGTGACATCGATCGGCGAGCTGGGACTACCGCTCGAATCGCTCGGGCTGCCGGGTGTGAACGTGAGCAGGGCCGCCCCGTTCGAGAGGGGCTCAACCGTTGCGCCGCTGATATACACCGTATCGACCGGCCCAGAATCACCGGCAGGCGAATTGCCGACTTCCTTGAAAGAGACCTTGCCGGCAAGACCGAACGCCGCATCGAGTTTATCCCATGCATCGTTGATCTCGACCTCGGGCTCTGTCTGAGACGGATCGAGATATTCCAAATCCAGGTTCGGTGTGCGAGTTCCACTCATGGTGAGGTTCCTGATAGCGAGAGAGTTTGCACGGCGCCGGTGCCGCGCCCAACGACAGCCGACATTTGATAGATGCCAACCTTAATGGATGAGAGCGCCGGCGAACTGCCGAAGTCAGCGGCCTGCTGCGTCGCGCTATATAAAACCTGCGTCGCATTGATCACGGTGAGCGTGCGCAGCACCGCCTCGGGCGAGGCCGGATCAATAATATCGACTTGGAAGGTCTCGGTCGCTTCCGAGAGCGGCATGTCGACACCGGACATCAACGTGCGGCCCAAGCGGTCGCGCCGCCGCCAGGTGATGAGGATATCGGCGCCGCTCACATAGACTGCGGTTAATTTCACGGGCGAAAATGGACTCAGCGCTTGCGCATGGCCGATGAACGTCGTATCGACACCGCTCCCATAACTCGCCCCGATCGACACCACTTTGTAAATTCGCGCGCCGTTGATTTCTGCGGTCGACAAGAGCTCGCGCTGCAGATAGCCCGCATTCAGGAGCACGAAGGTATCCCCGGCGACGTTCTTGCCGATGTTGTATTCGGTGCCGCGGCGGCCGCGCAGCAAGCGCGAGAGCCGCCACTGCGTGGCAGATAGCTGAACCGCTTCACCAAACTGCACGATTTCCCAGTGCCCATCGGCGCCCATCGCGGCAGCGTTCGCGCCCGCAACGAGCTGCGCATCGGTGACGCTCGAAAAACTGTAGGCGGCCGACAGCACGTTGACGGTAATGTCCGTGGTGTCGTCATAGGTGTAGTGGGGCGAGGCCGGAACGGCAGCCTCCAACGTGCCGACGGTCGATTCGTTGACGATTGCGAACTGAGCGACGAAGGTGGCGCCGCCATCGGTCGATCGATAGATTTGGCATCCATTCCAGGCGTTGCCGCCGGCGGCGCGCTGCGCGGCCATGTAGAAGCCGGGATTGCTGTCGGAGTCTTGCAGCGCCGGCAAATCGAGAAAGAGCGCATTCGTCGGCGCGACCAGCTTGAGCTTTTGCGGCTTGCGCGCCGGCGGATTGGCGATGGCGTAGGAAATATAGCTGCCTTGGTTGTCGCGCACGCAAGAGAGCTTGCGCAGCACGCCGGCTGAATTCGTATCGCTCACGATGCGCAAGCGCTGCATGAACTTGTCCACCGGCACCGCAATGCAATCGGCGACCTCGAGCGCCGACCAGGATTGATCGACCGAGAGCTCATGGCCGTCCTTCGCCGCCCAGGCGTCCGCCCAAATGATGTCCGCGCATTGCAGCGCCTGGGTGTCGCCCAGGCACAAGGGCAGCGACAAATCCTGGTCATTGACCGCGCTCGTCGTCAATCGAAAGGGCGATTGCTGCTGATCGTCTTCATAGTCGCGCGCGACCGACTTGTAATGCAGACGAATGGTTCTGGGCAGCGTCGTTTCATCGGCGCGGCTCGAGGTGATGGCGGGTGGCACGGTTGAGCCCGATCCGCCGTCATAGGCGCCGAAATCGTCGGTCGTGAAGGTCGCGACCACCTCCTTGCCGCGCGTCGGGAATTTGATTTGCGTGGAGGATTCGACCCCATCGAAGAACGCGACCGAGCGTAAGGGTGAGATGATATCGACCGCGGCGGAGACACTGCTGATCGAATAGCCATCGATGAAGCTCTCGCCTAAATCCGACACATCGTACTGAGCGGCGGTCATGCCGGCGCGCTGACAGATCGCGGCCACGATCTCACCGACCGCAACGCTTGAGCCGCCGCCCGTGCAGACCTGCATGTCGATCGTATAGGCAAAAGTTTGCGTGTCCGGATAGCCGACGCCATACACCTGCCCCGCGGTCATCTGCCCCGCGGCGACCGCTTGGTTATAGGCGGCGGTCCAAAACGCTTCCGTGTTACTCGGCGACCCCGGCGGCAAGCACGGGTTTAGGGGATATTTCTCGATCGTGCCGCCGCGCCCGGATTCGTTTACGCCGATCACTCGGTATTGCTGAAGTACCGTATACAGAGCGGTAGGACCCGGCGTCCAGGCGCCGCCCTTAATATATCTGCCATCCCCCCTAACGCAGTAGCCGGCGATCGGCGCCACGGGCAACCCCACGCACGGATCCGGTGGCGCGCCGGGATTGCGGGTCACTTCGATCTGATCATCGAGCGTGCAGTTCAGGGTGACCCCGTGGCAGGCGCCCACGTTGCCGCCCGCCGGGATGAAGTAGAACACGCCGTGATTGATTTGATGGAGCACGCCGCCCGCATACCAGCGACCCACCCAGTACCCCTCGGGATGCGCATCGGCCCAATCGCAGATCACATCCGGAACGTCGGCAAGCGGCACCAGCGTCCTCGAGGCGGGTGTCAGCGTGTTGTAGAACATGAACACCGTCTGCTCGGGACCGACGGTGATCGGAAACCACGGTGAATAGTTGCCCGCGGCGCCGCTGCCGGTGCTCCAACCGAAAAGCTCGCCCTGCAGCGAGCCATCACCAATAGCCTCCTGCAAGGTATCGCGGATCGGGCCGGGGCTGCCGCCGTTGTTGTTGTTGAATTGATAGTTATAGACATTCCCGCCGAGATTGCGTGGATCCAAACTGCCGTCGCCATTCCAGGGCAAGAGCACGCTGTTCGAATACTCTGTCGAGTCCTCGCAGGCGCCGACGCCCTGCGTGAAACATTCGAAGGTGAAATTCGGATGCCGCAACCCCTGACTCATCGCAAGCGAGCGATTGGTGTAGACGATATAGGCGAGTGCGCGAAACGCGAGCACCTCGCCAAAGCCTTCAATCGCCTCGATGGTGGGATCGGCAATCTGCTCTTCGGTGCCGAGATAGAGCGTGAAACCTTCGGCGTAGGCGGCGCTCGCGGTCAGGCGATTGGCGTAGTCTAAGTCGGTTTCTGCGATCTGGCCGGTCGCGGTGTCGGCCTCTTGCTGCGGCCGGATGTCATAGACGATGGTGCCGTTTTCCCAGATTCGGCTCACTCCTGCGATCGCGCCGACGTCGTCCGGATCGTCATCCCTGACCCGTTCGCAAAGACCGATCGCGATACTCTGCGTGTAACTGTAGGTGGTCTGGGTTGGACCGCCTTTACCGCCGCTTTCATCCTGATGCTCAATGTAGGGCGCGAGCCAGATGACGGTTCCCGATACGCTGAAGGTGCCGAAGCCAATAGGCACCGGTTCACCCACGGTCGAGGTGGTGGTGCGGTTATCCGTGATCTTGGGGCCATTCGGCAACTGCGTCGGAAAGAGCGCCGAGCCCGCGAGTGCGCCCAAGGCAAAGCCCAACTGCGGATTACCGAAGTAGGCACCCACCACGGTACCGACAACGATGAGGGCGGCCTGCCCAAAATTACTAATACGTCACCAGCGGAATCGCCCAAATCGATTTCGTGCGCGTCACCCACTGGCCCGCGTAGGAGTGCTCGACCACACGCCCGATCATCTGATCGGTATGGATCATCGATTCGCCGGTGTAAATCGCGGCATGAGCGGGGTGCGCTTGCAGCGGAAACTGGATCAACAGCAGCGCCGCCGGCCCAAGGTCAATTTGCCGGGTCAGGTGCGTCATGCCATCGATGAGCAGCGATTGCGGCGCGCGCGCGTAGTTGGTCGGCAGATAGCGCAGGAAGATATCGCTACCCAATTCATTCATGCAAGCGGCGATGAACCCCAAACAATCGGCGCCGTTACGCGTGCGGCCTTGATGCAGAAATCGCACGCCCACCCACGCGCGCGCCCGGTCGATGACAGCCTGCGGCGCGATCATAGCTCGCTGCCAAGTTCCGCCACCGTCGTCGGCCCCGCGGTCAAGGCGTTGACGCCCGGAATGAAGACACCGAAGCCGCGGAAGTTCGGGAGGTTGTCGTAATTTCCTTTACAGGTGAAGCGCTGCCGATCGCAGCCGCCTGTGAGCGTGAAGGCATCGCCGGGCGAGACGCTCTCCGGGAATTGATCCCAGAATTGCGCCACGTCTGCCGCCTGGCGCGGGTCCAATTTCACCTCACGACTGAAACCAGTATTCGCGCCGCTGATGAAGGTCAGTTCGCCGCCGGTGTAGCTGAAGGTATTGGGCGGGGACGAGTCATCGAGGGTCACCGCGAACTCTTGGCGGTTGGTGACAGCACCGACTACGCCATTAATAATCGTCGTCGCCACCGGAAACTTGCAGCGCCTGTCGCCGAACTTCACCACGTTGCAGGAAGTTGAGAAGGTGCGAATGACGGTCTGCGCGAGGATCTGCGCAAGCCCGCGGACTTCCGTCGTGTACTTACCATCGCTGTCGTGATTGATCGCGCCCAGGATGCCGGACTTCGCGACGAAGTAGCCGTGCTCCGGCGCGCGCCAGTTGCAAATCATCACCGTCACGGGCGCCTTATCGAGGAGCCCGCTTTCGATCTCATCCACCGTCACATCGAGCGGCGTATACAGCTGCGCATAGGGCGAGTCTTGAGAGACTTCCGGGAAGGCGCCCTGCACTTCCAGGTTATCGACCGCCAGATCGCTGTTGCTCTGAATGTCCCCGGAGGTCACGTTGGCGATGGCGTAGTAGCGCCCGGCATATTTGTCGGTGGGGCTGTCGCCCGTATCTGGGATCGTGATATCGAGATCGTGTTCGGTGCCGCGAATCATGCGCCCGTCCGCCATTTCGATCGACCAGATGAAGGCAAGCGAGGTCGCGTCCTTTTGCAGGTCGGCGAGCAAGAGCGGCGGGATCGTCTTCACGCGAGCGGCAGCCGAATTTCCGCGAGTTGAATCGTTGCGGTCATGATCTTGAAATTCGAAATCGTCACCGACCACTGCGCATCGAAGCGGCACCACACATCGAATTCCCCGCCCCAGCTATTGGGCGTGCCGGAAAAGCCGCCGCCCAAGGTCACGAGGCCCGTGGCTTCATCCAAGGTCCAATCGGTTTGAATCACGCCCCCGTCGTTCGCGATCTGGATCCCGGCATAGGTATGCAGCCGATCGGTGTAGCTTAAGCCCACCGGCCGCGTGATCTCGCGTTCCTGGATGATGCTGCCAGCGCTGTATTGCTTGATGAGCCGATAGGAAGCGGGCGAATCCCCGGAAGATACCAGCGGCTGATCATAGGCGGTTGGGTTGGCATCGAGGCCGCAGGACTTGTAATCACTCCAATCGCGAAAGCGAAAGCCCGACCACATGCCGCCCATCGCGTGCCAGAAGGCATTGATGTTCTCGATATCGGCTTGGTGCTGGTTGCCGAAAGGCACCGCTTCGTACTTGAAGAGCGGCCGCGACCACTTGCGATCACGCCGTTCGTAACCCCCTTCGCGGCTGGTGATCTTCACCAGGTAATTGGGCGCCGATTGAAAGCCGTAGGTCGAGCACTGCGGAAAGGTGGCGGCCGGGTCTTCGATAATGGTCGGCATCAGCGGCCATTCCTGCGCGCGGCGATCGAGAGCTGCGTCGCGGCGTTGTTCGCGGTCTGCATTTGCGAGGGGCGGCTGATGGTGCCGTTCGGGGAGGTGGTCATGAAATTGTTCGTCACTTGCAGCGGCTGCTGACCGCCGCCGTTCGGGATGATGTGCATATCCTTGGCGCCCGAATAGGCGAGCTCCGGCCCGTTCTCCCCGACGACGCCCACCTTGCCGGCGCCGATCGTGCCACCGTCGGCAAAGCCGCCGATCGTGCTTGCGAGCGCGCCCAGGTCCGTGCCCGTGGCTGCGGCGCCGGTGCTCGCAATGGCGGACGCACCCCCGCCACCACCTAAAGCCCCGGCAAACAAGCTGGAGAGGCCGCTGCCCGCGCCGCTGCCGCCGAAGATGCTCTCGGCGATGCTCTTGTTCGCAATGGTGAGCAGGTCCCTTTCGATGCTCAAGGCCATGTCGCGAATCGCCTGGGTCAGTGACTTCGCCCCGGTTTCGGCGGCCAAGAGATTGTCCTCGAAAGCCGTCTTGAAATCATCGTTGATCTGCTTTGAGAGCAGGTTCGTTTGCGAGCCTAAGCTCGTGAGTTGATTTTGAAATGCCTGCGTCGATTTCGTCAGCTGCGGCATGGTCGTCGCGTTCTGGTCAGCGATCGCCTTTTCCGCGTTGTACACCTGGGTGAGCGAGGCGATCTCGGTTTGACGCGCGGCCTCGAGCTGCGCCTGGCCCGCGAGGGTCGTCAACTGACCGTTCGCGATCTGCGCATTGACGGTCGCCTCGACGCTGGCGTAGGCGAGCTCCGCGTCGGTGCCTTTCTGCACCTGTTCGTTGTAGGCGGCCTGGGCCACGGTAATATCGCGTTTCTGATCGAGCGCCGCCAGGCCTGCAGTGTCGTTCGTGCTGGTCAGATTCTGCCGCAGTGATTTGTTTTGAAATTCGAACGCCGCGGCCGCCGCTTTTTGAAGCCTGCCGGCCATCACATCCAAGTCGTTGTTGATGCCTTCGAGTTCCTTGGCGTCTTTCAGATTGAGAAACTCCAGATAGAGCGCACGCGCATCCTTCTGCGCTTGCAGTCCCTTATCCCCCATGTTCTTAAATGCCTGGCCGAGATCGCCCGTGGTGATCTTGTAATTAAATGCCGCCGCGTCGCCCGCGTCGAACTGCGTGACCTGCTCCTGCAATGACTTGGACAGATCATCCGATTTCTTTTTGGCCTCGGCGAAGGCGAGCGCGCCGGCGTCGCGCCTGATATCCGCAACGATTTTCGAGACGTCGCCGCCGGCGGCCGCCACCTTTTTGAGCGCATCGGCCAAGGGGCCGAACTGCAGTTTGTAGTCGGCCGCGGCCGCAGCGCCTAAGCCAAAGGAACCGGCCTGCTGGCGCAGCTGCGCATCGTAATCCTTCAACTGTTGGAGCGCCGCATCGCCAGCCTTCAAGAGTGCGGGATTGGTTCCCGGGTCCTTGATGCGTTTCTTTTCCGCTTCCGTGGTCGAAATGAGCGCGAGTTCATTGGCGCTCCCCGCCTCCATGATCGCGAGCGTTTGCGCTTCGGTGTCGGCGCGGTTCTTCACGATGTCAGCGGTCGACTGCTTGATGATCTCGCCGGCTTCAGTGAAATTGCCGGTGGCGAATTGCACCGCCGCCGCGCCGATCGCACCGATGGCCGCGCCCAACCGCTGGAACGCACCGACCGTTTCCACTACCGCAACGGCGACATACTTGACGCCCGTAACGATCAGGTCCGCCGCGGCGCCGAGTTTCGAGCCGCCGGTTGCGCCCTTCTCGAACTGATCGGCAAGCTCATTGAGAACGGGCAGGAGCTTGGCCGCCAACTGCACCGCCAGACCGTCGACGATGACGGCTTTGAGAATCGTCACTCGCGTGCTGAAGTCATCGGCGGCCGCGGCGAGCGAGCCCGATATCACCAGGCCCGCGTCCTCGGCCTCTTTCTTGAATTGCGCGAGGCCGGCGGCGCCCTGATTCAATACCGGGATCATGTTCTGCCCGGCTTTGCCCAAAAGATCCACCGCGATGGCGGTTTTGATCGGGCCATCCGCCATGGTGCGAAATTTATCCGCTATGTCGGGGAGTATCTGCGCCGCGTTCTTCAAGCTGCCATTGGCGTTGGTCACCGACACGCCCAAGGCCCGAAACGCTTCGCCGGCCTTCGACGTCGCATCGCCGCCGGCCTGGGCCAGCGAGGTGTTCAAGTGCTTCAAGCCATCCGCGAGCGCCTCGGTTCCGAGGCCTGAAGCCGCCGCGGCGAGCTTGAGTGACGATAAATCCTCCGCTGTGACGCCGGCAGACTGCGACAACAGATTGAGCGAAGCGGCCGACTCAATCGCTTGTGCGCCGAACTCCACCAGCTTCTCAACCGTGAACGCCGCGGCGAGGTTCTTCGCAATATCGGCGAGGTACTCGTGCTGCTTTTTGGAGAAGTCGTTGAGCGCATCGGAGGCTGCCCTGAAGGTCGCCGTGTAGCTCGAGCTGTCGGCCGTGAGCTTGACATTGAGGGCTGCAAGATTACCGCCGGCCATCTACTCGCTCCTTTGCCCGCGCGCGAAAGGCGCCCAAATATCGTTCGCGATTCGCAACCCGAATCGCCTCATCGCGCTCCGACTGCTCGATGAACATGAATTCCATCATCGAGGGCGGCTGCGCGCCTTCTTTCAAGTGCGGCCGCAAGAGCTGCTGAACCGTCATGGCGGCGTGCATGTTATCGCGGTACGGGCCCCACGGCTCCAATCGCCAATAGGCTTTCCAACTGCGCAATTCCCGCTCCGATAATTCGAGCACCTCATCGATCGAGCGCCCGAGCAACATCCCCAAGCGGTGCAGGAAGAGCTCCTCGGGCGTCAGTCTTTTTTTGCCTGACTGTTGGCCTCGCCTTCCTTTGCCAATTTCGGCGGTGGATATTCTCCATCGGGGTCGTCCGCGCTCGTCAGCCATAGAGCTCTCGCCGCCACGGCGTGAACCACCATGTTGGACATCTGCTCAACCTCGGCCATGTTCTTCGGCTTCGGATCGGTTAATGCGTGCAACGTGATGAAAAGGTCCGTTTCTTCGCTACCGTTTTTCAGCATCTTTCGGACCGCAGCCATGGCCGCGCCGTTCAATTCGCTCACCGTATAGACGACGCCGCGAACGGTAATTGGCCGCGTGATGAGCGTCGCCATCAGCCCGCGGACCGAATGATAGGCCCGGTGATTTTCCCGGAGAACTTGATCTCGTTCTTGCTCGAGAGGCTGGGATCGTATTCCCAAGAGAGCATCGCCAAGTCAAAGGAAAAGTTCTCGCTCGGGCTGTCATCGCCGACCTGCAGCTGAAACGAGCGCCGCGCCTTGCTTTCCACATCATCGATCAAGCCATTCTGGATGGTGGTATCGATCAACGTGTAGTTGGCGGTGAAGGTCACATCATTGCCATCGGAGAGGCCAGCGATGTATTCCTTGCTGCCGCCGGAGCAAAAAGTAGTCGCTTCCACCTGATCGTTTTTGACCCCGATACCGCCGATCGCCGTGATTTCGCAAAAGCGCGTGTAGGACTCGGGCGAGTTCCCGTCTCCCACGGCCAAATAGTCTTGGCCGACGAATGCGTTTGTTTTGTGAACCGTTGCCGTCATGTCGAGTTCTCCTTAAACCAAAAAGTGTAGAGCTGCGTCATCCTCGCAATGCCGGGATCGGGATCACCCGTCGCGAATTCGTTGTCGATGATGACCCTATCCACATAGGTGTCGCCCATCATGCCGGTCGAAAACCCATCGAGCGCGGCTTTAAGCACTTGCGCCAATCTCACGGCCACCAAGCCGTTCATGGCGAAGCTGTCGATCTGCATCTGGCCCGAGACCAGGCTATCCGTTCCGCAGCTCGTCTGCTGAAACAGGGTCGCAGCGCGCGTGATGAGCACATCGGGCAGCGAGTCCGAATTCTGCGGCCGCGTCCAGGCGTAAAAGCGCTTGGTGATGGCGCACACCGCATCGCAGGTGAGCAGGTAGCTGCGAATCCCTGCCTCCACCGTGCCGGCGCCATCATCCTCGGTCACGCGGATTCCACCGCTTTGTCGATGCCTAAAAGGATGGTGTTGGCCAAGGCGAGCTCGGCTTCATCCCGCGCCTGCAGCAAGGATTTGCGGATCCACGGCTGCGCGCGCTGATAGCGCGTCCCCAGCTCGACGAAGTTCAAGGCGTAATAGCCTTCCTTGGTGGTGGTCAAGATGCCGTCGGCGATATCTTTGGTTTTGTTGATCGAGGCGCCGGTGCGCAGCTGCGAGCGCGCGAATCCCGCTGACACCGCGCGCCCGGTATAGGTCTTGTGATCGACCGTGCCGACCGGGATGTTTTGGCGCGCGTACTTGAGCGCGACATTGATGCCGGCCTTGACGCCGCGCTTGAGCACCTGGCCTTGCTCGAGCTGCTCAAGTGCTTTTAATTGCTTCGTCAGCACCGCAACGCCTTCCAAGGTTGATCGCTTTTCGAATGCCATCCAAAGAATCCTTTTAGGGCGTTTGACCGGTCCGATAGCCCGCCACATCGCGCCGCGCACAGGTCAGTTGTAATTCCACGCGCATCGTTATATCGCGAATCGCGCCCTGAATATCGTAATAGTCGAAGATCCCGGGGGATTTTCCGGGGTTTAAGCAGTGCACCAGGCGCATGGTGTTGGGCGCAACGCCCTCCAAGCCCGGGCGAAAACGAATGCGGATGCGGGTCCACAACAGGCTGCCGACCTGATTGGCGTTATAGGATTCGATCGGCTTCCAGTCATCGATCGCGAAGAACACGTTCTGCGCCCACAACTCGTACTCGATCCGCGGCGAGCCCGCGGCATCCAAGAGCGGCGTGCCATCGGCAGCGAGCTTCAATTTCTCCAAATTACAGAGGTGACGCAGTTCGCCGGATTGCGTCGGGCGGATTTCGCGCCGGCCGGCCACTAGCCTGCACCCCCCTCGCCAGCCGGCGGAATTGCCGGCAAATGTCCTGGCGAGGGTGCGGCCGTAGCCGCGGGCTGCGTCGTGGTGGTGTATCGCAGTGATAACGCCGGCCGCTTCTTGGCCGCCTGGCGCTTCAGTTCCAAATCGAGCAAATAGGCCGCGACCTTATTGGGCAGGATTTTGCGCACTTGGCCGCAGATCCCACACGGTTTGCCGCTCATACGCCCATCCCGCGGCGGTAGGGCATCAGCAAACTGATCGCGCGCTGCTCGAGCAATTCGAAATTATCGGTGTTCCGATCGAAGAGCGATTCCATGTAGAGCAGGATCGCGCAATAGATATCGCGGCGCGCAGGGCCCGTATCGCTCGTGCCCGGGATGGGATTGCACTGCCAGTAATAGCGCCAGTTCTCGGGCGCCCAGCCCTCGCAGGGTTCGTCATACCACCGCGGCCGCAAATCGCTCTCGGCCCAGCGGTACTGTTTGGGATCGGGCGTTGCCTTGGCGTTCGAATCCTTGGCCTGGTTGTCCAAGATCATGAGCTCGCCCAAGGTGCGCTCGGTGAAGTTCTCCGCCCAGTCCTCGGCGCCGCCGATCAAGAGGTTCAGTCGCCGCTCATAGACCGACTGCAACCCCTCATCGAGCGACAGCTGCGCGAGGGCGTCTTCGATTTGGATGTAGGTGCCGCTCATCGGTAGTTCTCCGCGATCGCTCGCGCCACAGGGAGAAAAGCTTCCAAGCCCCAGTCCATCAGGGCAGAATTTACGCACATCAGTATGACGCGGCAATTCCGCTTAGTGTACCCGGCGCCAGCGATGACTCTATCCACGCTGGGACTATACGGACCTTTGAGCGCCGAAAAGTCGAACGCAAGCCCGGTTATTGCACAGACTCTCGCCTCGAAACGCTCCGTCAACCAATCCACGTCCAAGTCGAATTCCCAGCCTTCGGCTTTACATCGTTTGCGGATATTCCTTAGCAATTCGTTCGCGCGCCATCTCAAGTCCCCGGCTTTCTTGATTCGCTGCCGTTCTAAGTAGACCGGGTCCAGACGCTTTAACCTTTCGACCTCGCAGCGACATTCTTTGCACCAGAAATGGAAGCCCTCTTTGCCGCAGCCCTTATTCTTATGAAAAGAGTCCAGCGTCAGGGTTCGTTTGCAACGATAGCAACGTCTAGGAACTATCGATAATGTTCGGCTATCCACTGGTGTTTCCTTTGCATAAGCGGATCCCATGGGTCGCAGTGTCCGTGAAGAATCACGATTTTCGCGGTGGGCGGAAGTGCTCCGCCTTTCGGCGCGATCTGATTGCGGTAGGAAAAGACGCCGTCGACATGCGTGAACTTGGCTTCGTTGGGACCCAAGCACGCACCGATCCACGCCTGATCGGACCCAATGTACTTAAGATTCAGGCCGATCTGCGGCGAAGTGAGCGGATCGAACTTCTCCCACACCTGCGGCCGGCTGCCCGCGGTCAATTGGATCAAGGAGCCGTTGTAGGGCGTTCCTCGAGCGGTGTCGCCGTACATTTTGAAATCGAGATGGTGATCGAAAAGCGCGGTGATGTCGGCGCAGATGACCACGTCGAGGTCGATTGAAACGAATCGCGGCCCGAAGAGATCAGCAGCTTCTCGAGAGAACATTTTAAGGCGTCGATAGCAGCTTGGGTTTCCACGACCGTGCGGGCTGGGAAGGTTGGCATAGTCGCTCCAGAGGGTCAGGGTGCGAACTTCCGGCCGGATACCGACCGGATCGTCGGTCACGCACACGAGCTCGAATGGCTTGTGATAGTGACGCGTCAGCATGGAATACAGAATATTCACCGTCTCGGGCGCAAATTTCGAGCGGTAGCCCAACGGTGGCCGCCATTTAAAGCACACGAAACTCAAGCGCTCGGCCGACTCGTTCATGGATAGATCTGCCGGTAGGGGAAGGTGCGTGTGAGGGGGCGCCAATTGGGGATGCGATCGCGTTCGATCTTGCGCCGCGGGATCTCAATGTCGTCGACGCCCTTGACCTTGCGTTCGTAATGCACAGTCGAGGCATCAGCGATGGTTTCACGGGGAACACGGATGACCGACCAGCCGAGCATGACCGGCTCGCCCGCGAAGCGGCGCACCTCTTCGCGAAAGAGCGCATCGGTGCCGTAGAGGCCGGCGAAGCGTTCATCGTAGCCGCCGATCTCCCAGTACATCGCGGCGCTCATCAACCAGGTGTTCGGATGCGGCTTGTAGGGCGTCAAGAGCGGCTCGCCGCCCGCATTGGTCCCCTCCCAGGTATCGCGGCCAAAGCGATAAACGCTGCGCGGATTGAGCTTCGCCGCTTGAATGAAATTCCACGTGCTCGCGGGCACCAGATGATCCATATCGGTCAAGAGCAGCCAGGGCGCGCGAGCGAAATGGGCACAGACATTGCGCGCCGCGTCCTGATTCCAGCGCACATCGACGCCGATCTTGAAGATGCGAAGCATGCAGCCGATCTCAAACCCCTGAGCATCGCCATCAGGAGAGCCGTCGTCGCAAATCAGTACCTCGAGGTTCTCGCGGCAGCGCAAGGGCAATGCCGCAATCCGCGTGAGTTGTTCCCGCAACATCTGTTGGTTGCGGTAATAGGGCAGGCACAGGGCTACGCGGCGCATGCGGCCTCCCGTTCGAGCGTCTTGCGGTCGATCGGCAGGAACCAGCGCGGCGCCTTCTTGCCGGCGATGTAGACCGCGATCTGCGCGGCCAAGAATTGCGCCGCGGCGGCCCCGAACTGGCCGGACCATTCGGCGAGCTTGCCGCCGCTCGAGCCGCCGCCGTTCTTCCAGGCATAGTCGGGGAACCAATGCCGCTCACCTCGGGGACCTAAGGCCATATCGAACCCGACGAGAAAAATCGCGCGCGGCCGCATCTGATAGGCCAAGTTGAGTGCACAGAACCCGGAGTGGGTCCCGTTGAGCCGGGGAGGCTCGCCGGCCGGCGAGCGCTCGGCCAGGGTCGTCGAGGTGTGATCGCACTCGAACGGTACGATCGGGCGAATGTTCAAGACGTTCTTGAGCGTCGAGGCCCGCAGCCAGATCGGTTTTTGCAGCCGTCGCAGGCTTTCCACTCGGGCCTCCGCCCACATCCGATCCATTGAGAGGCATATGTCCCACCGCGGCAGATAACGAGCCGAATCGTTCACGGCAATAATGGTCCCAGGGAGATTCGCGAGATTGAACTGCGAGGCTGACCAGCCACCGGCGACGATGGTGATCGATCTCATTGGGCCTCGAACAAATGAGTTTCGAATTTGATCCCATAGTGAATCAGGGCGACGTGGCGAAACTCGGCCGTCATCGCGCGCATCCACTCATACGAGCGTTCGTCGTCGCGACAGCGGCGCCCGCCGCGCATGTCAACGATGATTTTGGTCTGCCCGGCGATCGAGGCGCTTTTCACCAGGTCCAGGTAACGCTCTGGCGGGTAGTGAAAGCACCAGGACTTGAAACTCACGATGAGGTCATAGAAGCGCGGCGCCCGCCGATGTGCGTCGTTCGCGTCGATAAAATCGATGTGCTCGAGGCCATTGACCTTCAAGAACCGTCGCGCCGCGTCGCGATTGGAGAAGGTCTCGTTGTGTTTCACCATATCGGGCGCATCGTCAATCCCGTCGAGCAACGTGACACTGCACTGATCTCCAAAGTGGCGCGCGAGCAGCACATCAATACCACCCATGCCGGAGCCGATATCGAGCACCGCATCACAGCTCGCCGGCAAAAAGGGCTCGATGCAATCGAACTCGCTATAGAGCGCATCAGCATAGTGCTGCAGCCAGGTACCAGGATCATCCACCATGTCGGCGATGGCACCGCGCTGCAGTTGCAGATACGGATACGCTTCGAGCGGCACGGTTAAGCCCAAGTCGCGATCGGCGCTCATGGCTTCTCGGCGATCACGGACAGATCCTTGCCGATGCCCGCCTGACATTGCCAGCCGAGCGCGCGCAGCTTCTCGAGCCACACGGCCGCGGGAAGCACGGAGAGGTGGGCATTGCGCCCGTCCGGCAAAATCGCATTGGCGGGGCGCGTCGAGATCACGAAATAGGCGACCTTGCCGGTAATGCGCCATACATGATCGAGCACGTCATTGAGTTTCTCCGGCTCCACGTGCTCGAGGACGTCGGTGCAGATGACGAGATCGCAGGGCTTGGGCATGGAGGCGCGCTCCGGGACGCCCGGGTCGTATCCAGACACGCGAATGGGCTTCAACGCCTCGGCCAATTTATTCTCTCCGCAGCCGTAATCCAAAATCGTCGCCGGCTGATAGTCCGCGATCAGGCGGCGGACGATCGCCTCGTGCTTGGCGCCATCCGCGCCCCAGGAGCGCTTGGCATGGAGCGCCGTCAACTGCGCGCGGTACGCCGGTGTCGTCATGTCATCGAGCGAGTACCGGTAGGCGCCGGCGTGCTTCAAGAACATGCCGATATGGCCCAAATCGAGGGCGTGAACCCCCTTCTTGGCGAGCCGATACGCCAACACCGTCGCCGCGGTGCCCAGGCAGATCAGTACCGTCGCCGCTGGCCGGCCGACCTCCTCTTCGATGCGATCGATCTCGGCATAGGCGTGCTGCCTGGGCCCGTGCACTTCGCGCACCGTTCGCGCCTCGCTGCCCATCATCTCGGTCGTGATCGATTTCTTATCGCCCGAGACCAAGACGATGTCCTTGTCCTGCCAGAGCGCGCGGACCTTGGCCCAGTAATCCGGCCGATCAATCCAGGGGGCATTGTCGGGGCGCGTGATGAAACTCGAGTGATACGTACCCTTCGCGCTCAAATGCTGGATGTAGAGCGGTTGCGTGTAGCGCATCCAGGACTCGCGCCGCGGACAGTCGCCAAACGGATTCGGGATTCCGACCAGGCAGCCATTCGGGTTCGCGGCGATCGCGCAGAGCTCCTTTGCCAGTTTCGGCTCCGGTCGCTGCGAGGTGCAGCCACCGCCGACGGCGCAGCGCCACTCGCCGTCGCCGAAGCGCGCGATCGAGGAATATGCGAGCGCGGCCAAGGTGTCGTCTTCGCTCACGATCGGCGGGTAGGTTTTCACTTCTCGGTGTCGTCGATGAGGTCGACCCTTACGTTCATGCCGACCATCTTGGCTCCTAAGCGAATCATCGTAATTCCATACATGATGAGCGCTTTGGCGACGCCATACTTATATCGAAAGAGCGGCGAGATCTTGATCTCGACGGTAAGGTTGGAGAGCTTCGGGCTGAATGATTTGGGAAACATCGCCATCGGGGAGCGCCTCTTGGATCGTCGACCGCGCGAAGCATGTCAGTGCGGTTGAGCGACTGCAATTGATTATTTCGAGCCCAGCTTCTTTCGCATCGACGGCGAGTCGGTTCATCGCCTTCACCCATTCGGGATAGCGGCCGCCGTTGCCGAGGCCCCGCGGATGATCACCATGCCAGTGCGTGCGGCCGCGCGAGCGCTGGAAATCAAACCCCAACAGCAAAATTCGCTTCACCCCAAAAAGGTGCGCGAGGCCAATGGCCTGATAGCCGGAATTGAAGCCCGTGTGAATGTGATTGGGCGACTTGGAAAGGCCGGCTTGGTCAAGCCCGTAGACCCAATGCAGCTTGTACTGATCACGCGAGGAAGACGCGACGGTCCAGAGCTGCGCGCCCGCGAAACTCTTCGCGAGCTCCGCAAAATAGGTGTTCCACCAGGTCGCATCGCAGGCGTAGAGCGCGTCCGCCCAGGGCGCTAGTCGGAAGCTCGTGTTGACGACGATCGTTTTGCATTTCCCCTGGCACCACGCCGCGTCTTCGCGGGTGGAGCTGGGTCCGGAGGCAATGATGGCGCAAGTTTCTCCGGCCCACTGTCCGTGAGCTTTCCCGTAGCGGGCGGCGATGGTAGTGGGAATCCTTTTTCCACCATCGCCAATTCTTTTCCCGGGACTTGCGCCGTCTTGGTTAAAGGCGCCGCGGCGAAGGCCTGCCGACGCTGCGGCTGCGGATCATCGGCCAGGGGCTCGAGCCACGGTGGTTTACGCACCGAGAGCTCCTTGCCGTAGGATTCTTCGCACCAGAAAATCTCGCCTGCGCGGATAAATCCGTATGGGCTCTGCCAGCTGGTGAGTGCTTTTGCTTTCATCGATGGGGTGCTCCGCGGCGTAAAAGGCCGCGCACTTGAGGCCGTAATCCCAAGCGCGCGGCAGCTAAGGCCAATCTCCCTTACCCAGCGTGGCTTAAGTGCTGGTTCCCGCCGGGAAATTGCCATAGACGAACGCCGCCGGCCGCGTGACCGCGAGCGCCAAACGCTCTTCGCACAAGATGGTCACGAGATTGCGCACGAAATCATCCTGATCCTCGGTCGAGACCAGGATCTGCGCTTGCTCGCGATCAAAGAGCATGGCAGCCAACTTGAACGCACCCACCAGGAAGTCCCCGACGTGCATGGAGTCCGACTGCACCACCGGCAAGCCCCAGATCATGGCGGGAATCGAGCCCATCGGCTGCGCCAGGATGTAACGGTCTTGGCTGTCCTTGGTGAGCTCGATGTTGTGCCAGTCCACGGGCGACATGACGGCGCCCGAAGCCGGGTAGAACGCCAACCGGACCTGCAGGATCGCATGGCGAATGACATCGATGAAGGTGTCGGTCGCCTTCGCAAACGCGCCGCTATAGACCGTCGCCTGCGGCACGATGCCCTGCAGATGCTCACCTGTCCCATCGCCAAAGAGCAGCTCATGCTCTTCGGTCAGTTTCAGGCCGAAGTTCAAGCGCGCATCGATCAATGCGGCGAGCTGCTGGAAGTCCGCGAGCACCTGTTTCGAGGCCTTGATCCAGTGGGCGATGGTCGTCACCGGCACGTTCAAGCGGCTGTAGGTGATGTCGGACTGCGGCTTTAGCGCCCCTTCCGAGACAACGCCTGCGTTATTGGTGAAGACATTCTCCTTCACCCAGTAGATCAAATCCGTGCCGGTGGTGCCGCCGGCGAGCAAATCTCGCACGGTCAAGTTCTGCAGGTACGGAACGACGACGGTCGGCAAATACTCGGGCGTGATGCCCTCGCCCGCGCTGCCCGCGAGGCTCGTGATCGTCTTCAGCTGGAACGGGCGTGACATGTGCTTGCCGGTGCCCTTGCCGATCGGCACGAAGTTTTTGAATTCCTCCGACTCGATGTACTGCTGGCCGATCGACTTGGGCGCACCCTTGCGCCCGCCGGTGAGTCCGGTCGCGATCTTTTGCTCGAGGAGCACGATGCGCCGTTCGTTATCCGCCTTGTAATCGGCGAATTCCCCCATCAGCTTGCCTCCATCCTTGTTGAGCTTGTCGACGGCCTCTTTGGTCGATTCCTGGATCTTGCCGAAGGTTTTCACGTCCTCGGCGGTCTTGTCGATCACGACCTTGACGGTGTCGAAGTGTTTACCCAAGGCCTTTTCGATCGCGGCCTTCAATTTCTCGCCGTTTTCCGCCTCGTCGGCGAGCGCCATGGGCCCGTGGTAGAGGTAGCTTTCTTCCTGCGCGCGATCCCACTGAAGGGTCGCCATATCGAGTACGCCGCGCGTGATGATGCGTCGGCCTAGTGTGCGTGTCATGGTGTCAGTTCCTTACAATTTGAAGTTCTCAATGAGTGCGATGATGGAATCTTCCGATTCCTGGCTATGCGCCGTTCCCTCAGCCTCACGCTGATTGAGTAGCTTCGTCAGGCCACCGTTCGCAATCGCGGTCGCCCGACTTCTCGAAATCCCCCCAGCCTCACGCAGGAAGGACTCAAACTGCTTGAGCGTCGGCAGTTCGCCGCGCGCAAAAATGCTTTTCACATCAGTGATGACGGCTTCGATGTTGGCCGGAAAGGTCACCAGCGAAATTTCCCACAGATCGATTTCCGTGAGCCGGTACAAATCCATTTTGCCGTCAAAGGTGATGCCGCCGGTTGGAATATCGTAGCCGATCGACATGGAGCGAATGACTTTTGCTTTCATCAACGCGTAGGCCGTCTTCGCCTGCGGCACATCGTCGATCAGCAGTTGCCCCTCGACATAGAGGCCGGTCTCGTCCTCTTCCATTTTCGTGAACGGCCCGATGGGCATGGTCGACATGTGCTGCCACAACGCTGGCGGTAGCGCGTCGCGTTCTTTCCAGGCCGAGAGCGTGCCGGTGAAGGCGCCCTTCATCACCACGTCCCGGTAGGAATCCATGACGCCGAACGCCGAGCCGTAGCCGGCGAAGCTGCCGTCTTTTTCGATCGCTTTGATCTTCATCGGCAAATTGCGGTGCTTTAAATTCATGTGACGAGCCTCAGTTTGGGCGGTGGTTTTTGCGCATCGGGCGGCGCCACGATCGTTTGCTGGCCGCCCATGGTTTCAATTTTGTCCAACGGGATGAGATTCGACTGCACCGTGAGCACATCCCCGCCCTCGGCCGGCGGCAGATCCTCGCGCGCGCGGATTTCGTTCCGGGTCATCACGCCGTTTTGTGAATAGGTGGAATAGAGCGCCGCGCGGGCGGCGGAGTCGGCACCCAGAAGGTCATCCGTGTCGATGGTTAGATACAGCCTGTTTTGATCTTTGGGGCGAATGAGCTGGATGGCGCAGGCTTGTTCCAATTGGCGAATGATCGGCCGTAAGGAGAGCCCCAGCCAGCCCAGCATCAAGTTTTCGATGCCCGTACCCCAACTGGTGACGCCGGCGGCCGCGTGACCGATCAAGACCGGCGGCACGCCGTACCAGCGGCAGATATCCTCGACCGCGAACTGGCGCGAGGCCAAGAGTTGCACGTCCTGCGGGTTCATGGTGAGCGACTCGAACTTCATGCCGCCCTCGAGCACCATGACGCCACCGGCGTGCTCGCCGCCCGTCGTGAACTTGCGCACGGAGGCGCGGATTTCCTCGCGCTCGTCTTTCTTCAAGTAGCCCGCCGCCTGCACGAAGCCGCCGGCGCGCATGCCATTCCTGAAGGTGTCGGCTGTCGCCTCGTCGCCCGCCATCGCGATCCCTAAACTATTGCGGGCATAGGCAATCGGGGACAGGCCGACCAGGCCATCGAGCGAGCGGCCCTTGAAGTGGAAAATATCGGTGGCGGCATAGTCCTGCATCCCCAAGATCGGGGCGTAATAGCGGTAGCGAATGAGGCCGTTCTGATCCCGATAGGGGGTCATCAGCTCGGGGCGAAAGGGATCCATCATGATCACGCGGCCGTCCTGGCCGAAGGTTTTCTTGGCATAGCCGTTGCCCCAGAGCGAGCGTGACCCCAGCATCATGGTCCAGAATTCGATCGACGACATTTGCGGGTTTGGCTGAAATCCGAGCACTGTGTAGAGCGGATCGTCGAGCGCCGGCGCGCCGAAACTCGAGCCCGGGCGCTCGCGCTGATTGAGGATGAACGGGAGCGAGGCGACGGTCTCCGAGATCAGCCACACGCAGGCCCATGCCGCCGAGATGCTGAGCGCCCCTTTAGGCGTGATGTCTTTGCCCGTCTGCGACCGGACAACATTGACCGGCGGCACGCCCTGCCCGTAACCCGGCGTTGGGAAGTAGCCGGCGCCCGCGTACCCCATGGAGGAGTCATACAGCCCTTGAAAAAAGGTCGCCGATTTACGCAGCAGATGGCGCGCGACCGCGCGCAAGCGCGACGGCTTCACGCCATCACCGGCGCCGCAAAGAAACCGGCCCGATCGCCGGTTTCCTCAACATCCATCGCGAAGCCGCCAAAGGCCATGAAGAGCGCGCAGGCGCCGTCGATTTTATCCGGCGAGCGTGCTTTGTTGGGCTTGACGTTCATGTTGGAGTCGAAGGATGGCACCACGTTCGCCATGTGCCAGGTGAGCACCGGATTGCCGCCGTGCTTAAGATTGCCATTCAGGTACGCCGCCTCGCAAAGCTTCATCGCCGGCGTGTAAGAGCGCGGCCCCTGGATGAATTGCATCAGGCCGTGCATATCCTCCGGTGTGGCAGCGTCCACGCCTTCATCGATCAAGTCGTTGACCAACTGCGCAGAATTCCACGGATCATAGGCAATGATTTTGGGCTGGAAACGCCGAATATCCGTCAGCATGTCGGCCGCGATGGCGTTGTAATCATTCGTAGCTCCGCTGCATTGCGTGACCAAGCCGGACTGAATCCAGCCGGCATAGTTGACCGATTTCCTCTCGGTTCGCTGCGCTACGGCTTCAGCAGGGACCCAAAAGCGGCCCCAAGTGTAGAAGGTTTCTTGGATCTTCCACAACAAACGCCACGCCGCCATGTCGGTATTCGACGCACCATCGAAGCCCGCGGTGCACGGATGCCCCTCCATCTCCTCGAGCGTGAAGCCGCCACCGCAGCGTCGCCACTTCGTTAAGTTGGTCCAACTGGTCGCAGCGGAGGCGCGTCGATTCAAGCGCTTGATGCGAAATTCCGATAGCGATCCCGGCATCTGCTGCGCGGCGACCGCGGCTTTGCGGATCTCCTGCAGGATGTAGGGATTCACCGTCATCAGGGGATTCGCCTTGATCCAGGTGGATTCATCGAAGTCGTCATCGTCCTCGTCGACCGCGTAGTAAAGAGCCAAGAAGTGATCGGCCTCGACCACGCCGTTCAAAATGTTGTGCGCAAAGCCGCGAAGTTCCGCCCAGGGCCCGGGTGATTCATAGCCCTCGGTGGTGGTGTAGAGCTTCAGTGGCGACGCGCGCGCGCCGCCGGCGCTGTTCAAGACCTCGAGCAGATCGCGGGTTTTATGCGCGTGGATCTCATCCAATGAGGTGTGTGAGGGATTGAGGCCATCCTGGGTCGAGGCCTTGGAGTTGATGGGCTTAAAGATCCCGCCGATTTCGTAGCGGTTGATCTGGCTCACCATGGCCTCCAAATCGAATTCGGCTTGCATCTCGGGTTCTTTCTCGACCATGCGCTTCGCCACGTTGAAGACGATCCGCGCTTGGCTGCCGGTGGTCGCGGCACTGATGACCTGCGCGCCATTTTCATTCTCGAAGCAAAAGCAGTAGAGCAGGATCCCGGCCGCAATGGTCGACTTGGCATTCTTGCGCGCCGTGGCCAATAACCCTTCGGTATAGCGCCTGGTACCGTTGCCGACGCTTCGAAAGCCAAACAGTTGCACGATGAAAAACACATGCGCCGGGTGCAGCTTGATAGTTTCCGTGGCCCAGGTCCCCTCGACATGCGGCAAGCACTCCATGAAGGCGCAGGCGCGGTTGGCCTGGTCGGCGGAGAACACGAACGGCGGCTTTTTCCGCTGCGAGCGCTTGAGATCGGCGATGAATCGTCTGGCGGCTTTGCGCACCCAGGTGCAAAAGGCGCGATGTTTTCTATCCTCGAGCGCCTCTTCCGCGTAGGCAATCGCTACCGACACATAGTCGGCCGGATCAATCGTCGATGTTGAATTGCCGGAGCTTGCCGAACGGGCTTTTGGTCTTCTTCCTGCCGATGACTTTGACACGTGACCTTGAGGATGGGGAAAACCCTAAATCGCTCGCCGCTTTTATCATAACGGCGGCCTGGCTGTTCTTGATCGTGAGGTAGGGATTCTGGCCGTGCCACTTACCGAGCTTGACCATGATGCCTTGCGTCGCAACCTTGTGCGCCGCGTCTTCGTGGAAGGATTTGGCGACCACATAGATCTCGAGGATGCCGGAGTCCAATTTCTTCAGCATCCCCGGCGGCGAATTCGCAATGCATTCACGCCAAATCGCTTGCTGGCGGGCGGATAAATGCGATGGTGGGTCGAAGAGATCACCGTCCGGCACTGGCTCCAATTGATTTTTGAGCGCTTCCGGCGGCGTGCCATCGACGACTTTTAGATACGAAGGCTTGGGTTTTCGGCCGCTCGGCATAGGTAAATCGGAATATACCCGCTATTTCGGCGCTGCGGCTGCGCTTTCCGTCACGGTCGGCGCGGCCTCGAGCGCTGCCAGCAACGCATCTGCGTCCGCGATCGCGCTCCCGACCATCGCGGCGCGCTTGGTGGAGTGACCCTCGTGGCGGATCGCGGCGGCGAGGAACTTTGCGGCTAGGTCGCGACGCACTTCGCGCGCGGAATGCTCGAACAGCGATTTGTGCAGCGGCTCGAAGCTATGGCCCGGACTCAAGATGTAGCCCGGCACCGGCGGATAACTTGATGGCTCCGCAAGCAGTCTGGACGCTCGAAAACGATTCGGATTCGGCCACCAGGGCCACTCAAACAAGCCGCCGAAGACGCGTTTGACCCAGCGTTTTTCTTCACGCATGGGGTCGGCTTTTTGGCGGCTGCGCTTTTAACCTTCTAAACACGCGTTCGCCCGTCGATTTGCTCGCGACTTCGCGACCCCCTACCCGGGTGGCCCCGCCCTACCCGCCGAATATTCATCGCTTCGCCCGCATCGCAGCGAGTTGCCGCAAGCGTGTGTGCCTGTCATGGCAGCGCTTGGCCATCGACTGCAGGTTATTCCAATCGAGCCGCTTGGTCGGATCGTCTCTGATGTCAACGATGTGATTGACCACGTTGGCAGGCATGACACGCTTGCGCCCATCGTCACAACGCTCGCACTGGCACAGTGGATGCTGTGCCAAGAAGCGTGCACGCAGGCGCTGCCAATCGCCATCGTATCCCAGCTCATCGGTAGTACCGCGACGCCGCGTTGCCACCTGGGCCAGCATCGATGGACTGCCGCGCACGCGTAACGGTTTCATCGTCGTTGGTCTAATGGGCATGAGCTATCCAACCAATGTAGAACACCAAGGCGATGATGAGTAGCGCAGTGACAATCTCACCGGGGCGATGCTCGTGATCGTCTCTCACGAGGCCACCTTGTAGCCCATGCGATGGAACACGCGCATGGTCAAGTCAATCGCAAAGCCCTTGGCCAAGAGCGTCTGATCGAACCTGAGCACGTACCAACCCAAGAGCGTCGCCACGTTGTACTTCACCATGTCCTCCTTGATCCCCGTGGGTGAGGCGTGCCGGCCCATGACGATCATCTGCCTCTTGCCCATCACCATCGCGGGCATCATCACTAGCCCTTCAATTTCGACCGCGACCTTGATTGGTCGATGCTCGGTCGTGCGCGGCAGATCCCACGCGAAATCGAACCGCCAATTGCGCTTCATCTGCTTGGCAAAAGGATATTGGCGCGCGAACGGCGGGAGTTTGCGAGCCGTGCATTCGAAGGCGAATTGATCCTCCAGTTCCTGGCTTTTACTGCGTTTCTTTTTCGTCTCGAGCGCTTGGTCTAGGGCGCGCAACTGCACGACCTTGGCCTTCACGGTAGGTGTGAGATCGAACGCTTCCCGTTCCTGCGCGCTAGCCACGATTGCGAAACGTCAGCTGATCGGGTTTGTCGATCGAAGGTAATTGTGGCTGCAATGCCTGCCCGAAGGTCAATTGCTGAAACCAAATTTTCTTCGTGTGGACGATCTTGACCAAATCATCAGCGCTCAACTCCCAGCAGCTGGTCACGGTTCCATTCTTGGCAATGTGAACCGGCAACGGTTGATACTCCGGCTGATCTTCCGCCAGGACCAAAGTCTGCTCGGCGAACTCAACCGGTTTCATCAATGCGTGCCGGCGTGAATATCGCGGGCCTTCGCGGGCTTCGATTTCACCGGCCGCGCGCGTTTCGGTTTCGCTTTGTGGCCATCGAGGAGCGCTCGATCGCTCGCCGCCTGCTCCTCGACCGTTTCCTGCTCGGCCTCATCCTCGGCAATCGCCTGCGCGGCGGTCGTGGGTTCGCCCAGGGCGAGTTGCTTCTGCTGCACTTCGGCGAGCTTTCCGACTTCGATCTTGATCGCGATTTCCTGGTCGAGCCAGTTGTCGAGCTCCGCTACGTCATCGCTTTGCGCCGAGTGGTACTGCAGCATGCATTTGAGCTCGGTCATGCCGCCCACCTGCGGATCGATTTTAAGGTTGGTGAGCTTGATGTCGTGCAGCTTGATTTTGCGCAGGTCAATGCCGACGAAGATCACGGCATTGCATTGCTCGAACTTACCGGTGAGCGGAATTGGCCCGATCTTGCCCTGGAACAAAGGTTCAAAAAAGCCGCTCGATTTTTCATTGAACAGCGCTTCCGCCGCGAGCGTTTCGCGCAGTAGCCCGCAGAGCTCGTTGCGATTGATCGTGGTCGTGATCGGGATGTCCTTGCGCGGGACTTTTTCCTCGCCGTGAAGTTCGCGGTTGGTGCTGATCGAGGTCCCCAACTGTGCCGCGCGTTTATCGAGCAGCAACATCGTTTTCGGTTTCGTCATGTGATTTCCCTTAGGGTGGTGAACGAACGTTATCGTCGAGGTGGTGTGAACACGGGACAGTTTTTCTCGTGCGGTGTTTTGCGGCAGGTGCAGAGCAAATCCTCACCCACCGGCCGATAGGCATCGTGAATGGCATCGGGATTGACCTGCTTTTTCGCCGGGTCGCCGAAGCCCGGAATGTACGGTCGGTTGGCGGGTCTCATGGTGATTTCCCCTTGCGAGTTGTGGGCACGAGTGGCTCTCCGTAGAACCGTTGAAAACTTTGGGCGTACGTCTCAGGCTTCCCCGTCGGCGCGCGGCCGATGATGGTGCAATCCATGCGCGACTCGAGGATCGCCGCGCGGATCCGCTGCTTGCGCGTGTCGGGATCCGCGAGGCCGTCGAAGATGCGTTTGCCGTGATCCGCGAGACGCCGCGCGAAGTACATCTCGACGTCGAATTGCTTGAAGTCGATGGATTGCTGGCTCATGCGGCGGCGCTCACGTAGGCATCGACGAACGCGCGCCGGATCTCGGGTTCCTCATGCGCCGTGCGCAGCCGGATCCGCGAATAGCCGCCGATCGCCCGCATCGCCTGCTGGGCCTTCGGATCATCGATCGCGCCCTGGGCGGCAACGACCGTGCTCCAGGCCGCCAGTGCGTTGTCCCGTTCCGCCCTCCGTGGAGATCGCCTTTGGCGAGCAGCCCCTCCCTTGGGAGGGGTAGGGGTGGGAATATTGGGAATGGGAGATGGGAGATGGGACTGGGAGGTTGGGTTTTGGTTGCCGTTTGGTTGCCCGTCTGGTTGGTACGGTGGTTCAACCAGCGTTCGAACAGTGGTTGAACCGTCGTTGGAACGGTGGTTCAACGACCGCTTAATGCCGGATGCTTTACCAGCGGCCCGCTGCTTTTCGATGAACTCGTGATATCCAGCCAATTCCCTGCTCGCTCGACCATTGACGAGACCAGCGGCGGTCTTATGCCAGAATTGACTCACGATGACATCGATGGCGTCGCGCTCGGCTTTTGAGGTGGCGCGCAGCATTCGATAGAGCACCTTACCGGTGGGTAACGGCTTTTCGGTTGCGTAGAAGACCTGCATCATCAGGAAATAGGCGCCATGCTCGAGCAGCGATAGGTGCGCCGTTTTCTTCTGGTAATCGCCGATGTGGTGTTCGTAGTAATTCACGACGACGTGACACTCCAAAGTGCTGGCCCGCGCCGCACATTGCAGTGATGGCAGACCGCGTCGACATTCAGAGGCTTGGCGTAATCCCTATGGTCATAGACCCTTGCGGGTGAGCGATTACAGTCGACGCAAATAATCGTGCCATCGAGATAGGGAATTTTTCTATTTGCCTTGGCGGCCGAGACCAGTCCAATCGCGCGGCGCTGCGCCTGTTGATAGTTCGCCGCCGGCTTTCTTCCCTTGGGTGCAATCAACCCAAGGCGAAGTAATGCTTCTCGCTGGAACGCGCGGCGCTCACTCTCGCCTCGACGACGGCATTCGTGGCACGGCACGCCGGGTTTAAGGCTGAACGAAGGGCCACCGCATCGCGGGCAGGCGCGCAATTGTCGTCGCCCGTACCGGCCATCGGTCCACCGCCCCGTCGTCCAGTTATATCGCGCCACTGGTTTCGATCGGTTCCACACGGGACGCGGGCTCATTTGCGCACCCTCCCTTTCGCGCCCTCATCAGCGGCGCCCAATCCCTCTGCTTTGAGCCTGGCGTCGATTAACGTGCCGATTGCGACGTGCTCCATGGCGAATTTATGCAGAACTTCACGGACGATTTCGGAGCGGTCGACGCCGCGGACGCGGGATATCGCATCGAGCACGGCATCAGTTTCGACGGTGATCTTGGCCCGCAGGTCTCGGAGCTCGTCCGCCATTATGGAAATGCCTCCCGTAAATATGTCGTCTCAAAAAACGCGAGGCATCCCGATGTCATCACGGCAGGGCGTCGCTTAAGCGACTTCTTTTTTCAGAAGATCATCAATCGAGATGCCTGTGATCTGGGAGAGTTTTATCAAACTCTTGGCCGAGGGGGCGCTATCCCCATTCAGCCATTCCCATACCGTGGGCTGCGAAACGCCCATCAGTTCTGCGAGCTGGGTCTGCTTCATTTTTGAATCGAGGAGGAATTGTTTGAGCCTTAGCATCGACGCAACTATAGGCGATTCCTATTCCTCGTCAATAGGCCAAACCTATTCCGCGCCAGAGCATAGTCATTCGGTGCCGAAATTACATAAAACTGGATTCTGGGATCGGCTCGTGGAAGCGCTCGAGAAGAACGGCTATAAGGAAAATCACCAGACAGTGGTTGCGAAATTGATCGGGATCAAACAGCCGTCGGTACATCTCTGGGCTAAGGGCCGGACGATGCCCAGCATGTCGAACGTCGTCGAACTCGCAACTAAGCTGCATGTGGATGCCAACTGGCTGCTCACTAATGCAAAGACGAAAAAGAAGCCGCACGATATCGACCAGGCGGCCAGCGAACTCATGGCGATGTGGCCGAAGCTTTCCGACATTACAAAAGGCCGACTGCTCGGCATCGCGAGTCAAAGTATTCAAGAAACTACACGAGGTGCCGATGATCAGACGGGCGATGATCAGGTGGAGCTTCACCCCCCAGCAAATTGACCGGCTATTGGTCGGTTTAAATATCAGCTAGGGGAATACATTGATCGATAGGAGGGTAAATGGCGCTAGTTAAATGCAGGGAATGCGGAAAACAGATCAGTTCGGATGCTGAGGCCTGTCCAAGCTGCGGGCGCAAAAAGCCCAAGGCCACCTCGACCCTCACATGGATAATCGCGGGCATCTTCGCCTTCAGTATAATCACTGCGATTTCTAACTCAGGAAAATCCGAGGATGCAGAAGCGGCGCGACTGGCCGCCATGACACCCGAACAGCGCGCAAGCGAAGCCACAGTGAAGGCCGCCACCGAGAAACGCAGCAGCGCTCAATACGCCTGCAAAGAATTCGTCAAGCGCAGCCTCAACGATCCGGATGCTGCGCAGTTCGATGACGCCAGCGCTTATTTTACCGAGAAACAAGCGGTCGATAAATTTCGGGTCGAGGTGACGGTACGCGCCAAGAACGGTTTCAACGCTCTCCGCCACATCACGGTCAATTGCGTTACCCAGCAAACCGGCGGGAAATGGTTCCCTGTTTTTGTGAAAGAAATCACCTAAAACCCAAGGTTTTCGAGCCTCGGATCACGTTTTGTCTCAAAGTATAGGTTTCGCCTATTGACCTTCGTATAGGCGTCTCCTATAGTCGCTCCATTCGCAAATGGAGCTGCCCAATGATCCTCGACCTGCCGACCTCTGACCGCCTCGCCAAAGCCAAACAGAAACGGCTGAGCGACCGCCTCAACGCCCTCGCCCTACACGGCGATTACATCTTGTGCCCGGTGCTGATCACCGGCTTCGCGCTGTTCGTCCGCGTGCTCGTCTCATGAACGCCCGCTACGCCGTGACCATCACCTGGCTCGATGGCAACGTCACCCGCGCGACGGTGAGTCTCGCGACGCTGCGCGGCTTCAAGTTGAGCGCCTGCAAGGGCTGCGCGATCTCGATCGTGAAGGTGACGCATGGCCGGTAAGCCTAGACACGGTCACTGCCTTAGATCTTCTCGATCTCAATCATACGAAGCGTGGCAATCCATGCTTGAGCGATGTCGGCGTGTTGAAGGCAAGAGCTATCCCAACTATGGAGGACGCGGCATCACGGTGTGCGAAAAATGGAAAACCTTCGAAGGCTTTTTCGAGGATATGGGCAATCCACCTGGACCGCGATTGAGCCTCGATCGAAAAAACAATGATGGCAATTACTGCAAAGAGAATTGCCGATGGGCCACCGCGTCTGAACAAGGGCTGAACACAAGGCGTTCCGCATTTGTGGAAATAAATGGCGAGCGCAAGCGCGTGAGAGATGTAGAGATATCGCTCGGCCTAGCACACGGCGCTTTGTGGCAGCGCCTTAAATTGGGCTGGTCAATCGAAAAAGCGTGTTCGACGCCAAGGATTTCACCATGATCCGCCGCCGCTTCGGTCTCTCCGAGCTCGTGCTCTTGAACATCGACTTGCTGATGTGGGGCTGGATCGTCGCGAGGAGTTTTCACTGATGGCCAACACCGAACTCGAACTCAAGGGCAAGTCGCCATTTCGGCGCAACTTGTCTCTGCGGCTCAATGAATACGGTCACTTCAACGCGTCGATGCATATCCGCGCGCGCGGGTCGTATCGGATGCTTGCCTGGCTGAGTGGCGCAATCGCCGATAGCCGCCTCGTCGAGACGGAGTTCGGCCACAACCTTTGGATCGCGCATTCAGCGCTCGATGTGAGCGCCGCCGAGGCGCAGCGGATCCGCGCGACGTTCGAGCCGCTCGGCCTTCGCATCGAGAAAGCCAAACCAGCGCCGGCGGTCGCCCAGGTCGAGGCAACGGCGGCGGTGCATTCATGAAGGAATATCACGTCATCCTGCGCGACGGTGACGGCCAGCCGCTGACCGATTGGCATGCCTGGGGCGCGGCCGAGATGCGCGATTGCATCAAAACGGCGCGCGAGGACTGGGGGCATTACCCGGTGCTGCAATTCATCGTCAAGGACGAATCCGGCACGGTCGCGATTGACCGCACGTACCGATCGAAGGTGACGGTATGACCATGGCCATCAAATCTGCACCCGCCGAATGCAGTTTGCGCATCGTCGATACCGAGACGCGCGTCGCCCTCAAGGATGGCAAGCGCACCATCGCCTACCTCGCGATCGGCGCCGAGACCTGGGGGCCGTTGCTTGCCGCGGCGCCCGAACTTAAGGCCTCGCTGTTCCAAACGGCCAACGCGTTGCACGCGCTGTTCCGCGATGTCATGAAGCAGAAGGATTTCCCGCCCCAAGCCGCGCTCGAGTACGGACGCATCATCGGCACTGCGCGCAAATTGCTCGAGCGTGACCTGTGAGCGCCTTCAAACGCCTCGGTGTCTTCGCGACGCCTGAGCAGATCCAATCGATCAAGGCATGCGCCAGCGCACCGGTCATGTATTTGTCGGGCGGCACGCCAATGGGCGGTGACCCGGTCAAAGAAACGCACCGAGCGGCACTCGCGCAAGGATTGCCGGAGATTCCCGGCTACTACGGCATCGATCTACGTAACGGCGAATTTGTGGTGTCGGCATGAGCCGCCTCCTCACGACCGTCCTGATCTCGGTGGGCGTCCTGGGCGCCGGCGTCTTCGCGCTCGCGGCGTACCTGATGACCGGCGCCTTTGCTTTGCTCGCGTTCGCCGGCCTCATCGGCCTAGGGATTCTGGCGGCGACCGTCGACTGGGCGTTTCGCAAGTACGTGACGCTGCGTAATAAGCGCGACCTGCGGATCCGCGACGAGCGTCTGCGCTTGTTCAACATGAAGGCGTTCAAAGGGGCCAAGAAGACGGATCGGTTCCTGCAATGACATCGCCCCTCGTCCTCTGCATCGACCGCGAGACCTATTGCGCCGCGCTCGCCGCCTTGGGTCACGTGATGAGCACCATCGAGCTGCCGCCCGACCTGCTCGCCGAGTTTGCGGCGGCCGACGCGGATTTGCGCCTCGCGATGCGGCGGGCGTTTGAGCGGGAGGGTGAGCGTGTGCCGGCGCTCTTGAGACGACAAATTTAATTTTCATTCACCGAAGGAATTTCAATGGCAGCGCGCATCTTGGATGTTTCCGAAGCGGCCTATCACGCGGATCCATGCGGCTCGCCGTCGCTCTCGCAGTCGATCGCGCATACGCTGATCACGCAATCGCCGCGCCATGCGTGGCTTGAGCATCCGCGCCTCGGCGGCCAGGCGCGCACCAGCACGAAGGCCATGGACGAGGGCGCGATCCTGCATAAGTTGCTGCTCGGCGCCGGCGCTGATTTCGAGATGGTCATCGCGGATGACTGGCGAACGAAGGCAGCGAAGGAAGCGCGGGACATCATCATCGCCGGTGGCAAGATCCCGATCCTCGCGCATAATTTCGAGAAGCTGCAAAAGGCGGCCGAGCGCATCTACAAAAACGCCGCTGACCAGGGCTTCCCGTTCGGCGGCCGTTCGGAACTCGCCATTGAGTTCACCGACTACACCGATCAGTGGAAGCGTGACCGGGAGGTTCTGTGTCGGTGCCGCATGGACCAGGTCCGCGCCGATCATGTCATCTACGACATCAAGAAGGTGCGCTCGGCGAATCCGAAAGACATCGCCCGCTGCATCGTCGAGTACGGGTATGACATGCAAAAGGTCGCATATACCCGCGCCTACGAGCAGCTCGTCCCGGAAGCCGAAGGCCGCAGTGATTTCGTTTTCCTCTTCTGTGAGATCGAGCCGCCCTACGAGGTCGTCGCCGCGCGGCTCGACGGATATCACGTGGAGATAGGTCAGCGTCGCTGGAATCGCGCGCTCGCGCTCTGGGACAAACTTTTGACGGAAGGCAGTTTCCCCTGGCCGGGATACGCCGACGGCGCGATCACGCTAATACCGCCGCAATGGGTCATATCGCAAGAACTAGGAGATGAAGCCGCATGAGCGCACAACCACGCCAATTCGAAATTGCCCCCGCAGTCCGCAAGACCGTCGGCCTATTGATCGGGCTCGTTGGCCCGTCCTCGAGCGGCAAGACTTACTCCGCTCTGCGCATCGCAACCGGCATCCAGCGGATCGTCGGCGGCGATATCGATTTCATCGATACCGAAAACGGCCGCGCGCTCTACTACGCCGATAAGTTCAAGTTCAACCATATGCGCTTCGCCGCGCCGTTCTCGCCGGATGACTATCTCGAGGCGATCCGCTTTTGCGCGCGACGCGGGGCGAAGACCATCGTCATCGACTCGATGAGTCATGAGCACGAAGGCCCGGGCGGCGTGCTCGAGTGGCATGAGCGAGAGACTGAGCGCCTAGCGGCATTATGGAAGGTATCCAAGGAGAAGGCGCAGATGGCGGCGTGGAATCCGCCAAAGCAGGCGCGTCGGCGGCTCATCAACGAGATGCTGCAGCTGAATGTGAACTTGCTCATGACGTATCGCGCCAAGGAGAAGATCAAGGTGCGTCCCGGCAAGGACCCGGAACAGCTCGGCTGGCAACCGATCTGCGGCGATGAGTTCATGTACGAGATGGTGCTACAGGCGCTGTTGCTGCCGGGGTCCGAAGGAAGGCCGACCTGGACGCCAGAGATGCCGGCGGAACGCGCCATGGTCAAACTACCGCTGCAGTTTCGGGAATTGTTCGCCAGGCCCGAGAGTTCGCAGCTCACGGAGCAAGTCGGTGAGGACCTCGCGCGCTGGGCGGCGGGTGGCGTCAAGGGCAACGCGGACGTGGATGCGCTCATCGCCGACTATGCGAAAGCGGTGGCGAGTGAGCTTGCCGCGCTCGAGGCGCGACGCGGTGCGCTGTGGAAGAAGCTGCCCGGCGCGGACAAGCAGCGCCTCAAGGAGGCCTCCGAAGCCGCGCAGCTTAGGCTCGCGCCCGCAGCGATGGTGAGCGTGGATCAGGCCACGGTGATTCACGACAAGCTGAACGAGGAGGGGATCGACGCATCGCTGTTCCTCGCCAAGTACGAGATCGGGCGCATCGAAGAGTTGCCGGCCCAACTCTACGCGGAGGCGCAGACCTGGATCGATGAGCAATCGGCGTGACCCGCCGCCGCTGCACAACCGTCATGACGAAGCACGGCCCGGTCCGGGTGCAGGCGCAAGGCAAGGTCACCGCGCGCGACATTGAGGCGATCGAGGCGGTGGCGGCTGCGCTCGCGGCGAACAAGGTCGATCCGCTCACCGTCTGCCCAGGCTGCGGCTGCTATCGAGACCGCTGCGCCTGCGATTTACGGGAGTCAAGCCCGTGACCCGCGCCCAGCAAATCGCCGAACTCCTGTCAGCGCAGCGCGAGCGAGATCAGCTGCGCGTGGTGAATTCGAAGCTGCGCGACAAGCTGCTCGAGCTCGCGAAGGAGTGCTCAGGCTGCAACGGCACCGGCGTGCACACGGTTCGTGGATTCGAGCGCCGCGGTCAAGCGCTTGAGCGTCAGGAGCCCTGCAGGGACTGTGCCGATATCCGCGCGGTGCTCGAATGAAAGACCGCATCGTTTACCGCGAGACCTACAAGAAGGGGACGACCCTGTGGGAAGGGGTGAATTTCCCACAATTACCCACCATCAAGCCCGGGCTCGATGTGACCAAGGTCGATCTCCTTGCCCAGGGGACGATGCAGATAGAGGGCGATGAGGTTCATTTCCAGGACGTCCGGATCTTCGTGGTGCCCCGATGAGCTTCGAGGACGAAGGTACGACCGAGGCTCACGAGCGCAGGATTTCCCGCTGCCGCTCGTGCCACGCCAAGATCATTTGGTTCAAAACCGAAGCCGGCAAAAACATGCCCGTCGATGCCGATACGGTAGAGCCAGAAGACGATGAGCTCGATTTGGAGAAACACACTTCGCACTTCGCGACGTGTGAATTTGCCGATTATCACAGGAGTAAACGCTAAGTGAAGAATGTTCTACGTCAGGGCGATGTCTGCCTAATCGCTGTCGATGAGATCCCCCAAGGCGCCAAAAAGCATCCTTCGAAGGGTCGCAAGGTGATCCTTGCCTTGGGTGAAGCCACGGGCCACCACCATCGGTTCGAATTTCTCGACACGAGCCATAACGTCAAGCTCTACGTCGCCGAGGGTGGCGCGCGCTACGTGCATGTCACCAAGGCCGCGGAGCTTTTGCACGAAGAACACTCGACGGTCAAGGTGCCTCAGGGCAAGTACTTGCTCCCTCGGCAGGTCGAGTACACGCCCGCGGAACTTCGCCAGGTCCAGGACTGATGGCCCTCATCACCCAACTCACGAAGGCGCAAGAGGCGCGCTTCCCTGAGTTCGTTTCGAAATGGACCTCGAGCGGCCTATCCACGCAGCCTGCGGATCGGGAGAAAAGCGAGCGCGCGATCTCAGGGCTCTACCGGCTCACGAAGTTGAAAGAGCCTCGCGTGATTTGGCTCCCCTGCCCGCTATCAGCCGCGCTCGCCGCCATCGTCTATACGCAAGTCAGAGGGCCTCTTCGCGGAGAGCGGAGCAAACCTCAGCCGGCGGTGCGCTCGGCGGTGGGCTCGGCGGTGGACTCGGCGGTGCGCTCGGCGGTGGGCTCGGCGGTGTACTCGGCGGTGTACTCGGCGGTGGGCTCGGCGGTGGACTCGGCGGTGCGCTCGGCGGTGGACTCGGCGGTGCGCTCGGCGGTGCGCTCGGCGGTGGGCTCGGCGGTGGGCTCGGCGGTGGGCTCGGCGGTGC